GTTGCCAAACTTTTCCAAGTTTTAACTTATACCCGTCTTTTTGTTCCCATTCATTACCATCAGAATCAAACCATTTATCCCCAACCTTTCTTGTCACATTTTCTTCTTTATTATTTTCATTATACCCAACTTGTACTTTTTGCTGACTATCGTGTTCTCCTGCAAGAAGTTTTTTTACATCATTCAAATTATCAATCTTAATATCCATAACATAACCTTTTTATTTTATTATTTCATTGTAAACTTTATTCCAAAATTTTCGTGTTATCATGTGAAGTGGCCGCAATTCACCTTTTTTCTTCTCGTATTCTTTTAACTTACCACGTCTTGTATTGAATTTTGAGACCACCATATTGAATATATCCACATCAAACCAACCAAATACAGAAATAAATCTCGACTTTAATTCAGACAACTTTGCACTTCTATCACTCAAAGCGGCAAAAATACTTTTTTGTGTCATTTTGCCAAAACTTGGTATATCATAACGAACATGATTTGTTACCATATAATAAACATATGGATTTTGAATATCCTTGTATGGCAATTGACTACTACCGTTCCAACGCATCAATCTTTTGTAATCCTTTAATTTAGATATATCATCTTTATCAACTGCATAAATTACAATTGTACTATCATTATCGAATTGTTCTATCACATTCGTTGCATGAAATGGTGTATTCGATTGTATAATATGTTTAACGTTATGACGACGCATTATTGAAGATTTTTCATCAAACGTTAGTGGCTTTTCAATTGCATCTGTAATATCATCGGTAACAATTATCACATTATCTTTATCAAACTTACGGCAAATTCTTTCATATTCTTCACGGTGATAAATTGCCATCGGTTGGAATTTGCCAGGATATAGAACAACAATATCCTTGTCCACTAATTCATTTTCATTGAATATGGCAAGATTTAGTTCTTTTATCAATTTGTTAATTTTATTATTCATTTATGATTCCTTCTTCAGATTGAATATCTGATGTTGGTTCTTCTATTATACCATCACCTGGCTCTGGCTTTGTTGGCCAAATTATATTAAATGGATCAGGTTGTAATGTTATATCTCGCAATGACTGACGGTATAATCTCCATAAACCTTTTTCTATTTCTGTAAATGGACTATCCATAACTTGTGTCCAATCACTTTCACTCAATTCTATATTTCTACGAGATCTAACATTACCCCAAGCATTTAGTATTTCAGCATTCCATTCTTCTTCTGATTTTTTTCTTATAGTTTGATATTCAACAACTTCGTTTTCTTCGATAGAAAAATAAGAACCATCTACAACATCATATACATCTTTTTGTGCTTCAACAAATCTATATGGAAACCAACCATATTGTTTTAATGTTTCTGAATCAAATAGGTTGAAGTTTGAAACATTCGCCCAAGAAACAGGTAATGGTCTATTGCTTTCTATCACCACACCATTTTCAACATAAGCATATCTCATTAGAAATTCCGTTGTTAATTAAAATACTATATCAATAAATATGTTTATCCAATCGAATCCCACAATTTCTTCCAATCAATATATGGATCAAGTTGTCTTTCATAACCCATGTGTAATGCAAGTGATGGGATTGGTGTAAACATTTTTACTTCCCAACGCCAAATATGATTTATAGTAGTTCCTTCTTGTATCTGATTTTCTTCACCCCATTCTGTCATGTATTCCGTTGCACAGGTGTAAAATCTACTCCAAAACTTACGGACAATTTCTGGATTACACATGAAAGTAAACGTTGAATACTTGTTCGTTCTCCAATGACGATTCATTCCCAATACAATTCTTGTATCATCTATAAAAAGTGGCAAGTAATTATCTGGATCATCGTATGGATGAATTGCAACTTCCATTCCAAGATTTTTTTTGAATGATTGATATGCCTCAACCATTTCAACTATTGCAGTTGGGTAGTGTAAATAATCATCTTCAACAAAATAAACTAAATCAGCATTTGATTGACGACCTCTATCAAATTGAGCATATCCAGATGCATTCCAACCACGCAATTCAAGTGCATTAAATTCGTATGTATGTTTTGATGTTTTGAAAATATCATGTAATGAATCTATCATTTTTTGTGATGAATGGTCATCATACCAAACGAAATGTATTTTACCGTCATAATGTTCTGCTGATTGAACTAGTGACTTAACACATTTAATCACCAATGTAATTTTATCAACACCACAATATCTTGGAGTTGGATTTGGGTGAATATCTATCAAACTATGTGTTCGTAGAACTATATCTATACTTAATTTTTCTTTACTAACCATGTCTGTTCAGCTCCTTGATATGCTTCAGCACGAATTGAAATTATTTCATCTTCTTTTTTGAAAAACTCTTTTACTGCCATGTTAATCGGTGGCCATACATAATCATCACCGCAGATATATCCACCTTTTTTAACTTTTGGAAACCAATGTCTAATGTCATCACGAACATTTATGTAATCATGTGCACCATCTATGAAAACAAAATCCAAACTTTCATCTTCATATAATTTAGATGCTTCAACAGAAGGCAGTCTGATTGGATTTATTACAGACTTTACGGGTTCAATGTTCTTGATAAATTCATTGTAAAGACCATTTGGTGTTTCCAAAATAGGTTCATATGACGGATTGCCTTTATCAAGATGTTCTTCGGAACCTTCCCATGTGTCTACACAATCAAAACGAATTTTTTTGCCACTATTGAGTATTTCTACACCCATGTAAGTTGAACTCTTTCCTTTCCAACTACCGATTTCAACAAAATGATATTGGTTAGTATCGTTACATGATAAAACCATTTGTGTAAATAATTTCTCTTGAACAAACCAACCGTGAATTTTATAGTAATAATGAGGTATCATATTTTCTTTTGCCATATTGTTAATTTATTATCAAATCTATTTGGGTATTGGTGTGAAGATACCAAAGAAAATTTCTTTGATATTTCATCGTGAACATTTATACCATCATTATCCCATATAACCATTTGTTTTTGGTCTAAACCAACCGGTATAAACCGTTCATGTTCGTTCATAAACATAAGTTTACCGTCTGATTTAAGAATGTTATGTATAAAATCTATATCTTCTATCGGATGTTCACTGTGTTGTAAAACAAAAAGACAAACAACAAGGTCAAACTTATTGTGATAGTCTTGTTTATTTTCCAAATTCTTATTGTAAACCGTTGGATTAAACTTTTTACTATCAACATATTCCGTTGCAAACGATAACATCGGTTCACTAATATCAAATCCCGTTATCTTACAACCAAATCTTTCAATTAGTGAATGACTAACTCTACCAACACCACATCCAAAGTCAGCAACTTCACAATCATACCAACAAATTTCTTCCTTTTCAGCGATTTGAACTGTTGCTGCAGTTTCTTTTTGATATTTTCTTGGATTATTAGTGTTTGGTGACAAACAAATGTCTTTTGCATGAGAAATATCTTTTGGATAGAATGCTTCTTTAAGATAACCCATATACATTATCCCTTATTATTGTTTTCCACAAGTTTTGTTAATTCTTCACGGATATTTTGGAATGTATCATCCCACTCACCATACTTTGTCTGTCTGAATAGACGAACTGAATCGTACCATTTTGATTTTTCACCAGGAACAGCCCATGTATAATATGGCATAATAGGTGTGGCTACCCATGTTGGTACTCCCATGGCACCTGCAAGGTGAGCAACTGATGTACATGATGTAATAATCAAGTCACAACCTGCAATAATGTTTGCAGTATCATCCCAAGTCTTCATTTGTTCACGCAAATCACCAAACGGAAGACCATCAACACAGTTTTCATCTCTTTGTAGTGAATAGAACGATGTATTTGGAATATCGGATAGACCAATCATCAATTCCGGTGGAAATCTACGGTGTTGTTCGTCTTCAAAGTCTGGTGAACCACTCCAACGAATACCAACTTTGAATGCTCCGGGTTTTGAAAACAATCTTCTTGGATTTGTTGGGAATAAAAACGGTGAACCATCTAATTCATCATATTCCATATCCAAAAGGAATGGAGCAGACATGGCAGGAACCCAATAATCATAGTGTGCACCCATCACAATCTCATTATCAACACAAATAAAACCATGACGAGAGAACATTTCTTTCAGTTCAGGAGCACATGATACCAAAACCCTTGCACCCATTTCCTCAAATCTCTTAGCAAAACGAAAGTTAAGTATTTGATCACCATAACCACCCTCACATCTGAAAAGAAGTGTTTTGCCTTCGAGTGGTTCATCTTTCCAAATACGACCTTGTAGTGCCGGAAGTCCAAACACATCAATAAATCTTCCATAATTGAAATGTTCAAATGCTTTTTTCATGTTACCATGACGCATTTCGTGCCATCCCAAATTAAAAAGAACACGATAATCATTCTGTGGTTGTCCACGAAGAATTTCTTCACTAACTTCCGGCTTACCATTGATGGCATTTTGTAATGCCACATCTAACGGATGCATTTTTTTAATGTCCATACTACATAACCTTTTAATTTCTTTCAAAAATATAACAAATATACGAATAATTTACATAATAAGCAAATTTTATTTTAATTAGTATTGTTTAGTACCAATAAAATGAGATTGTAAAACATAATCAACCCATGTTGTTTCGTTTCCGATTTGAACAGGTGATGATTTATTTATCAGAGTTCCATCTGCTAGGATACCAGCAGTATTAAATCCCCAACCCCATAGAGTTCCATCTGATTTCTGTGCGAAAACTGTATCTTGTGAATGACCAGTTCTAACACTAACCCAATCTGTATCTGCTCCTATTTGAACCGGACTTGAACGATTTACAGTCTGAGAAGTTGTGTCAAAACCATGTGCATAGAATCCGGTAGTTAGTGCATATCCATTATTTAATAATAATGCAGAGTTTGCATCACCTAGACTAGCAGATGCCCAATTTGAAAGAGTACCAACTTGAACTGGACTTGAACGGCTAATCACATCACCAAGACCAAGTTCTGCACTAGAATTTAATCCCCAAGCCCAAAGTGTTCCATCAGAACGAATAGCCATCGAAGTATTATCACCAACAGCAGCAGATACCCAATCGGCTCTGGTTCCAACTTGAACTGGACTTGAACGGAATGTATCTGGACCCGATGTAAACTGTCCTAATTGTCCATGTGTGTTGTTACCCCAAGTCCAAAGAGTTCCATCAGAACGAATGGCCATGTTATGTGTTTGTTGGAAACCACCTTTATCGGCAATACTTCTCCAGGTTCTTGTTCCAATTTGAATAGGTGAAGACAAACTTGTTGTTTGGTTATTACCCAACATACCATCTGCATTCGATCCCCAACCCCAAATGGTTCCATCAGTTTTGAGTGCATGACTACTAATATACCCAGCTGCAACACTTGACCAGTTATTTAGAGTTCCAATTTGAACTGGACTGGAACGAGGTGTTGATGTTCCATCACCTAATGCACCGGAATTATTAAATCCCCAAGCCCATAGAGTTCCATCAGTTTTAATAGCAAGTGAATATAGATACCCACCGTCTACTTGTGCCCAATTTGAAAGAGTCCCAAGTTGAACTGGACTACTTCTATTTGTACTACTATATGCAAAGTCTGTTGAGTTCATTCCAGTTGTATACGCATCACCATTGTTTTGTAAAAGAACCGAAAAGGCCGCTCCTAAACTTGCAGATGCCCATGTTGTAAGCGTTCCAACTTGCACTGGCGATGATCTATTTATCAAGTCACCAAGTCCTAATTGACTATTTGGAGTATTTTGACCCCATGCCCATACTGTGCCATCTGATCTAACGGCCATTGAACTAGCGAAATTTATAGAAACAGATACCCAATCATTTCTGGTTCCAACTTGAACTGGACTTGAACGATGTGCGGTTGAACCTAAATTCAAACCTAATTGACCTTCTGAATTTCTTCCCCATGCCCATAGAGTTCCATCTGTTCTTATTGCCAATGTGTGATAGGATTCACCAGCACTTGTATCAGCAACACTTGACCAAGTATTTAATGTACCAACTTGTACAGGACTACTACGATTAGTAGAATCTCCAAAATTTCCTAATCCCAATTCACCAAGGATATTTCTTCCCCATGCCCATAGTGTTCCGTCTGTTCTTATTGCATAACTATGTGGTGATGACGCATACACTTTTGACCAAGTATTTAGTGTACCAACTTGTACTGGTGAAGATCTAGTAATCACATCACCAAGTCCTAATTGTCCTTGTCCTTGTGTACCCCATGCCCACAAAGTTCCATCATCTCTTATTGCGAGTGAGTGCCCAACTGCTGATGCATAAGACCATGTTCTTGTTCCAATTTGAACTGGACTTGATCGATTTAACATGAAATCTATGTCATATCCTGGAAGTGTTCTACTGCCACCAACACTTATTGCATATCCAGTATTTTCCAATAAACTGTATTCATTCCAACCAACACTACCAGATACAATGTTTGTTTGAGTTCCAATTTGAACTGGACTACTTCTACTAACAACAGTTCCATCACCCAATCCTCCGGCTGAATTGGATCCCCATGCCCAAAGTGTTCCGTCTGTTTTTATTGCAATAGATACACTTGAATTACTGGTATCAGGAATAGACCAGTTTGTTAAAGTTCCAACTTGAACCGGACTTGAACGATGTGCGGTTGAACCTAAATTCAAACCTAATTGACCTGTATTATTTAATCCCCATGACCAAAGGGTTCCATTTGACCTAACCGCCATTGTATGAGACCAAAGGGCTACTCGTGTCCAATCGTTTAATGTTCCAACTTGAACAGGAGATGATCTATTTATATTCGTATCACCCAATCCCAACACACCGTTAGTATTATCGCCCCATGCCCATAGAGTTCCATCAGAACGGATTGCCATAGTTGAACCAGGACCTGCAGCTGCAAACAACCAGGTTCTCGTACCAACTTGAACTGCACTTGAACGTGAAATGGTATCTCCAAATCCCATTTGACCTTGACTATTACCTCCCCAAGTCCATAAAGTCCCATCTGTTTTTATTCCGCCAGCATGAAAACTGCCAAAAAATACATCAGCCCAATTCGTTTCGGTTCCAATTTGTACTGGACTACTTCGTGATATTCGTGTTCCATCTGGTAATTCTCCGTTTGATCCCACACCCCAAGCCCATAAAGTACCATTGGTTTTAATTGCCAATGTAGTATTATTTCTAAATAAAATTTTTGCCCAATTTGTTTCAGTTCCAATTTGAACTGCACTACTTTTTGAGATTCTTGTTCCGTCTCCTAATTGTCCACTTGAATTATCACCCCATCCCCAAAGAGTCCCATTTGTTGAAATTGCAATTACAGAGTTTTGCCCATTTTGAATAGAACTCCATGTTTTAGTATTATCAACATATTGTGGATTACTACGACTTTTTGCCAATCCAAGTTCTGCATTTGTATTAGTACCCCAACCCCATAGAGTATTATCATCACGAATTGCAAGTCTATATGCCTGACCGGTTGAATAGCTATTCCATGTTCGTGTTCCAATTCTAACTGGACTAGTTCTTGAAACCGTGTCATTGAG